ATATTGTGCAAGCGTACTAAAGCGATTGTTCTCCGCAGCATCAAGTTCACGAAGTGTATTCGTGATAGCGTTCAAACCATCCGCAGTCAGCCTACGGCCAGGTACATTTGTAGTTAGCCCCTCCCGAATCATGTCGTGAAGGGTAGAGCGTGTTTTCTCGACATCTGGTGAGTACGGTACGTGTGGAGGTTCGTAATTAGGTGACCGGTAATAGCTACGGATCAAATCCTGTGCTTGCTGGAACGCTGCACCAGTGTTGACTGGTTTCGGTGCGTAGCTATCGATTACACCAGAAAAATCTTGCGCCGCTTGTCGCCAGCCTTGTACGTAAGGCATGTCCGACATCGTCACATTGGGTGACGGAATTTCCCACTTGTTACGATCTAAAAAGTTTGCTTGTGCCATAGCTCACCTATGTCCAACGTCGAGGCATAGCTGTTGTGCCATCGCCTACACGATCTCGGATGAATTGCTGCTTCGCCAGCATCACACCCTCTTTCCACCGTTGTTCGAACTGCTGCGCAGCAACTTGATTCGACCCATCTGGATCATTGTTACTCAACAATCGCGCCGAAGCATAATTCATCAATGTCGGAATCCATTCACTGCCCAATGCAATTGTCGAATTGGCTGTCAATCGCTCTGGAACTACAGCACAATCGACTTCAAGAGTATATACCTGATCAGGTACAGGGTAAAGTTTGAGTGTCGATTGAGCTGCATCGGTTGAATACGCAGTCGGTCTACCAGTCCAACGCAAAGTTTTTGCTCGGCGTGTGTAAGGCGTCAGGTACCACACACTATTGTTCGACGCATCAACCAATGTTACTTGACGCACGTAACAGACTGTCGGGTCAAGAGTGTAACTACTCTGACCAACGACGGTGCGAACAGTAAATGTGTTGATTATTGCGTGCGTATGTCGAGCAAAGATGCGGTAACCTTCCGACAGCACATTGATAATTTCATCTGTGCTAAACAAATACGGCTCCGCACTATCACGAAGCACTTCGTTACGGAGCCGCGTTACAACGTCACTAACAGGCGTAGTCATTATTTAGCCTTTAGTTAGTTCTTGGGTACATCCCACACATCGACATCATCTGACTGCTTCACAGGTTTCTTCTTCGTCTGCATTGGTTGTGGTGCAGTCTGTGCTTGATCGATCGTTGTTTTGAACGACTCGTCTTCCAAAAGTTGTGCGCACTTCAAAAACTTACGACCAGAGCTATCGTAAAGAAAATCACTCATGACTACCTCCTTCGTTCAAAATGTGTGAGGGGTTACCCCCTCACACATTACATTTTACCGGATATACGCAACCGCCATTGCTTCGGGTTTGATCATCTTGTACCCGTAAACCATCAGCCCGCGCATGATGTCACCGAAGGTGGATTGCGACCGCAGTGTTTCGGTCTTGGTGAGCTGGGTAGCGAAAGTCGCTGCACTACGAGTACCGGCAAGGATGACCGACCGCCAATCCGACGCGCCGGAGGACGGATTAATCGGCAGCAGGTTGCTGTTATACACAGTGAACCGGTCGATGCGACCCACCATGCCGTTACGCAGCGGCGAAGTACTGTCGCCAGTCAGTGAGGCGTCCTTGATGTCGGAGAGCTTGAGCATCGTGGTTGCCCAAAACGGCATGACTAGGAATCGATCAGTCTCCGGCACATTCTGCTCGTCGAGCACCTGACCCAAACGCAAGATGACCTCAAGAACATTCGAGGGTGACAATGTGATCGCGTTGGCGGTAGTGCCCAAATTGACGTTGCCGGAGATCACACCAGCATTAGAACCGGTGTTCGCCGCATGAACGTTGGCCGGTAGGTACGCAAGCACTTCAGTGTCAAGCGCGATCTTCATTTGCTCCGCAGCATCCTGCGCCCACAGGTCAAGCTGGTTGATGTCCTGCTGCTTTGCGATGACATCGTCGATCGCGACTTGCCAGTACTTCCCTTTATCGATCAACAGTTCGATCGTACCGCCAGTTGGGAAATCGGTTTGCAACGGCATACCGATTTGATACGGACGAATCGAAACAGTCGGCGTAGTACGGATAATGACCTTATCACCCATGTTACGGATTTCGCCCTCATAATCCGTATTGGTGATTTGGCTCAGCACCGTTGACGCATAGTATTTGGCGACCAGTTTAGTCGACCAAATTTCAGGAATGAATGTACCAGAGTAGGTTGTCGGGTACGCGCTCGTCGCGTTCGGATACGCCGTGTTCGGATTCGACGGATGAACAGGATATGCCATGATGAACTCCTTCTAACTCAACGGGTGTAATCTACCCGTCCTTCACGTTGAGCATTCGCGATTTCTCGCTCCAATTCTGCAAAAGTTTTGGCGTCATATCGCCGCTGATTTCGGTAGACCTCTGCAATTTCCGAACGAGTCCATACCTTTTTCTCAGGTTGAACTGTCGGTGTGCTGGTTCTACCTTTTGCCGGAGCAACCTTACGCTCAAGATCCGGTTTAGGTTTAGCTAGCGTAGGTTGCTGAGCATCTGAATTTAGTTTAGCATGTAACGCTTTATATTGCAAGAACATCTCCGCAACACCATCTGCGTCATATGCAGCCATATACTGGCGAATCAGATCGACACGTGCTCGATTAGATTGCAACCATGTCGCAAAATCAGGGTCAACATCAATCTCACGCCAATCAGGAACAAGCTCAGTCAATCGACGTTCAAATCGTTCTTTTTGAGTTTCTTGAACGACGTTCGTTGTTTGAGAGATAGCTTGTTCCAATCGAATCAACCGTTGTTCGATGTCTGATACTCCTCGACTGACATAACGTTTGACCATTGCCACAAGGTCTGCGCCAAAATCATCGATGTCTTTCTGTTCGTCAGCCGAAAAAGTTTGGTTAGTTTGCGCTTGGGTAGTATTCAGTGCGTCGTTGAAATTAGCGATCAACTCCTGCAATCGCCGAATCTCGTCATCTTTCGACCGCACAATACCCGCCAACGTTTTGTATTTGTGCTCGATGGCTTCCAACTGTTTGCGCAGTTTTTCCATTTCGTTAAGTTGTTCAGACTGCTTCTGAACTTGCTCTTGTGCTTGCTCCGGCGGTTGAGTAACTACCTCAGTCACTGGCACCTCTGATGCTTCTGCCGTTTCGGACTGTTCACGTTCTGGCTGTTGTGCGTCTGCTGACGCTTGCTCTGGGTCTTCTGTTTGGTTTTGCTGCGCAATGAACTGCTCGATCTCTTGCAAACGACGAGCGACAGGTGCCGGAATTGCACTGGTTTTGGTAACGTCAGACATAATACCTCCGTTCAATCAGAAAAGATCATCGACAATAAATGACGAACGACATAGATCGAACCCTGCAATTGATGGATGGTTGCAAGATTCGTTTCACCAACTAACTTGTCAACATACTCTTTCTCCATTGCATTCAAATACTTTACCACTTGATTGTTCAAACGCAATCTTTGAAACTCACGTAACTGGTCTTGTGTCGGTTTCGCCATGCCAGCTCCTTAAATGCGACGTGGAGACATGAAATCTGTTACAGGTCGTCCATCCATCAGATGCTCTTGAGAAGGTTGAGGCGCTTGTGGAAGCGCTTGTTGAGGCGCTTGTGGAAGCGCTTGTTGCATACCCAACACCGCTGTCGGCGGGACAACTTTGTTGACATCCATTCCAAGACCTTTAGCGATTTCACGCAAGATAGATGCGCGACCTTGTATACCAACAATCTGGCTGTCGATCGGATTTGCAGTGATTTGCAAGAACTCATTCCGACGCATACGCAAGGTTTCAAGCTGCATCAGACTCGCTACACCACGCGCGACAATTTGAGCATCACCTTTAATACTCTCATCCTCATTATACAACATATTGTGATCGAACAACGCTTGCAACAATGGCGTCATCACTTGAGTGTCAATGTGATTGACAATAGATTTCAAACCTTTGTTCGCAGCGTCTAACAACATCGAAAGTCCTGACGCTGTGCGTGCCGGGCCAGATACTCTGTCCGACCCTGTCATGTAACGTGGGATGAACGAAAAATCGTCAGCCAACGCATAGAATCGCTCAAGAACGGTGAGCAATTCCTGAACGTTTGTATGAGGCTGGAAGAACATAACTGGCGGCGAACCATTGCTCGATGCAAACTGCCCGTCAACAAACTGCCAAATTTTCCACGGGTGCAGGTTCGTAATATCCGTACCCGCTGGTACACGATCGATATTGATCGCTACTTGTGGGCCGGAAGCGATCGCCATGTTATTCACAAGCGAACGAATCGCCGCGTTCGCCACGCCTTGCACATCAGACAAAACGTCATAAATGCTAAAGCCCCAAAATTGACCTGGGATTTCTTCGTAGCACGCTTTGTAATACGGTCTGCGGCCAAGTGGGTCGTCGTTCAATGTTGCCTTAATGACAATGTCGTCGATCAACCACACGGTTGCTTCATAGTAACGTTGCGCATCGAGATCAGCATCCAAGCCCCAATCCATCAAATCCTCACCAGAAACAGGGCCGTGAAATTCCAACACGTCAATGTATTGAGATTTGACCGCGTCTCGCTTGTCTTCTTCGGAATTGTGAGCTCCGTAGTACCGTTCGACCCAACGATACCCGCCACCCTGCTCATTACAACGAGACAAGATTGTACGGATCGCCGCTTCATCATACCCATCGACACCGATCAAATCAGCCAAATCTTTCGCAGTCAGGGTGAGGTGCTCGATGAAGTATCCTTCCTGCGGCGTGGTTGCACCGGGGGCAGGGTAACAGTTCATCGGGTTCGGCGCTTCGAACTGAATAACGATTTTCGAGGTCACCTGTGGTATGAACTTACCATCAATGTTTTCCCACTGAAGCTGATCCCGCTTTCGAAAAATAGGGCCTTTTAGAATAGCACCAGGGAATGTTGTGAGATAACTGATGAATGTTGACAGCGCTTCCCGAAACCCACCTTCGCTAAGCTGATCGGCAATGACTTGAGCCATTTTTTCCGCACGTTGCTCAGCAAGATCACGCTGCCGCATACGCTCCATGTCGAGCTCATCTTGCAACATGCGTTCTGCGTCACTCGGAGAAACAACCTGACCTTGTGCAGTAAGAGCAGCAATACGTTGTGATACCTGATCTTTGATCGACTCGACAACATTTTCCGGCAAGCTCGGCAATGGTGTTGGTTCGATCGTCCACGGTTGCTCAGCATTCGCCAAAAATATATCTTCGAGCCATGCTTGAAGTACTCGACTTTTGTGCGCACAAATACGTGCATATTCTTCCGACCCACCAACTTCCCGGATCGCAGCAAGTTTGTCGGGGGTGTACTCACCACGTCGTGCATACAACGCATTGACAAAACGTTGAATGTCTTTCTGCCTGTGCCGATATGCTTCGTCAAAGCAATCGTTTACATAACGGGCGAGTTTTTCCATTTGCTCTCGACGCAACGTTTCAGCGTCGAGTTCGATTTCAGGTTTGTCAGTCTCGACCTCGTTCAAAACTTCAGAAGGCGGTGCAACACGAACCAACGTACTAACCATAATTTACCTCACTAATGCTTAACAGGGCGAACTTCTCGCCGAACAGTGCGCGACCATCTCTTAGTATAATCGTCAGAGGTACGATTTGCATAAGATTTACTACCTTGCACATCCTCACGCGCGCTTGCGTTTGCGGCAACACCGACATTATAAATCGTACTTGCAGCTTGCGCTAGTGCTCCACCAGCACGAATGCGTATTTGCGCAAGCGCAGATTGCAATTTTGCAGAGTAAAGTTTTGCAGTGTTGTCTAGTGATGTTTGTGTAAATCGTGTCTCTTCCGCAAGAAGAGCAAGCTTGTTCTGATTCGCTGTATAACCAGCTTTTGCGCGTTCAGATGCTTCGAACGCTCGCAAATAATTTCCGACAGACGATTCGTATGCGGACAGAATCTGCATGTTTGCAGACAGTATGTTGCTGACCGCACTGAGATACGACTGCTCGGTGTCTATCGCTTGTCGCATGTTTTGAATTTCTAGCTCGATGGCGTCGGTCGATCGGCGCACATACTCTTCATACGCACCTGCACGTTGACGCTCCATACCGATGACTTGCGCATAGGTACGCACGTTGGCTTCGACGACATCACCAGCAGACGCCTCAGCACGTATAGCAGTTTCGTAAGCGTCCAACTTGCTCTCATTCAATTTGTACGACTGTGCGTAATTTTCGATCGCTTGACGGTATGACTTCAGATTAGTTTCGAGAATGTTGTAATTTGCAAGAATGCCGCGCAGTAGCGATCCATAGGCATCGAGCCGCAGCGTCGCATGTTCTGCCTTGATTGCCTGCACATCTGCTTGCGCTTTCTGTGTTGCAACGTCAGCTCGATAAAGGGTAATCTGCGCCTTGTAATTGTCGATAACACCGTTAAGCATATCGACTTGCGCAAACTGCGCCTGATTTTGTGCAAGCACAGCATTGACATACTGGTTGTAATTATCTATGTGTTGTGCAAGAGCACGAGTAAATACGTCAAAAATAGCAGCTAGATTATTATAGATAAGTTGTGCAGATTGCAAATTAAGTTTGTACAGTTGATAGTTGCGCTTGACATACTGCACATACAACTGAAAATGGTACTGCTCTACTGCAAGAGCTGATCGCACCGCTTGCGACAAGGTGCTCACAGCCGACGCGAGCACTTCTTGATAAACTTTCTCAGCAGCATCGCTTTGCGCCTCGATTTCTTTTTGCGCGACCTGCTGTACTTCAGCATCGACAAACCCAGCAGGTAACGCGAAATTCCGCGCAGCCGCTTGTTCGAAAATCTTACTGATCGC